CCACTAATCCACCTGCTTCAAATACCGCAGCACCAAAGAAGTTTGGCATTTCATCTTCGTATGATACCAGAGCACGAACTTGCGGATCAACCTCTGCTATTTGCTCGACGATCCACGCAATACCATTTTCTGGCCATGACCATGCAGAAACGATCGTTAGGTAATCATCACCAGCATCTTCAATATAGTTCCACTTCGGTCCGATGTTTGTAGTGGTCCATTCATACTTTTCAGTTTCTTCATATGTAGGGGAACCTTCTTTACCATCTACCCACATGTCACTTAACCAGCGGTAGTTCATATTATTTCGAATACGAGAAGTTAACTCTAGAAGTTTTGATTTACCTTCTTCAGAAATTCTGTCGAATGTCACATGAGTATTTACATTATTTGCCATTTTATTTACCTTTTGCCAAAACTGATTCTAGGAACTTCTTAAATTCAACATCGTCATTCATATAATCTTTTACAATTGTACATGTCCAGGCATATGTAAAAACACCGCCGTCAATGTGACCAGCAGAATATCCTTCGCGTTTACCGTCTAGATATACTTTCTTCAATGCATATGCAAAGAACCCCAGAAGAACTCCAATCATCCAATACTCTAGAAACATATTAGTCCTCAACAATCTCAGACAAGTCGATCATGTTGTAGATATGTTCCCATTTCCAAACTCGAGGGCATCCACACTTAGCAGTCGCATTATGGTCGTGACCAAATAATATAGATGATAACCCCATCTCTAGACCAAGTACGGCGTTCTCTGGTTTATCTTCCACCCAGATACAACGGCTGTTACGATATGGTTCTAAGATTTCTGTCTTATCAGCGCCAGTATCAGCACATATTAATTTCTCAAATATGCCAGGACCAAACACCTTGTCTAAGTTCATTTGACGCAGCCGTTGAGCAGCTGGATCATCACTAAGACTGGTCAGACAGTGGAAAACATAACCATGTTCATTGTGAAGTTTACGCACATAATGTACAGCATCCCGTAAAGGAGGTAGGAAACCAATGGCGGCGCTCTCGTTAAAAGTGCGGATAAAGGTATTCTTTTCTTCACTAGTAATATCGAACATAACATCCATGTGATATTCGCCTGGAGCAACCACCTCGTAACCACGATGTAACATCCACACCTTGAAACTATATTCCCAATCTAGGAGAACACCGTCGCAGTCGGTGAGGATGACTTTTTTAGGATCTGTGTAAACTTTATTCATTGTATAATTATAACATACTTTCTTGATCTGCAACCACTTCATCTAAAATAAATTCAGCGTCGTCGATGTCGACACCATATTCATTCATGAGTTGCGCAACAGCACCATCATAGTCGATAGAACCATCGGCAACATCTTCGATTAATTCACTAGCAAACAAGTATAATTCACCAACTCTTGACATACCAAACTCCTTTTGTTTCAAACTATGATACTAGTATACCACAGTTTTTGGAGTTTGGTACACTTTTTAGAATTATTTTGCTTTTTGTGGTGTTTTTGCAACAGGGTTCTTAGCAGGTGTAGTATTTGGTACTACTTTTGATTTAACTGTGAGTTTCTTTTTAGTAGGGGTTGATACCACTACGTCGTCATCATCGTCTTCCTCGTCAACAACGGCAAGCATTTCAGAGGCCAGTGCCAACTTAGCAGTTTCATGAGCAACTTTACCCTTGAGTCGTGTTACAATGTCGTCGCCACTCATCCAGATATCCTTGTTATCCAGGATAGATGTAATTTCATCTTCAGTGAGGAAACCTTCGTATGCTTCGCGCATTAACTTCTCAGACCACGCCCGTTCGTGTTTTAGTTGGTCGATCATCTCACCGCCCTTACCAATTGTTCCACCTGAGTAGTTATGGAACATAAACATAGAGTGAGGAGTAACCTCGAACTGATCAGCACACAAGAAGATCATTGTTGCTGCAGACATACACAGGCCCTCTACTGAACAACATACAGTTGCATCAGTCTCGGCGAGCACACGCATAAACTGGATAGTAGTAAATAGATCACCGCCGGGAGAGTTAATATAGATTTTAACAAAGTCATTTTCTCCAGCATGTCGAATAGTGTCAAACCACTCAATGTACTCTGATGCTTCTTCTACATGACCACTCAGGTAAAACTCATGCGAGTGACCAGTAGGCCTACCAACAAAACTATCAGTGCGTGACTTACCACCGCCTTTTAGAATTTCAATTACGTCCATATTATCTTACCTCAGTTCGTTTGCGCCTTTTATATTCGGCAATAGTTTCAATCAATTGTTTAGTCCAGTTATCTCGGTGTTCTTTAAACACTAAAGGTTCACTGTCGTCAACTTCGATAATGGTGACCAGATTAACAATCGGTCTATGGGTTCTTTCTTCCCACATCACTGCATAAGCGGCTTCTTGCATAAAGTAGGAATGAATCTTATCGTGTGTCTTTATCCTGCGACTTGTCTTAAAGTCGATAATAGAAGGCACGCCGTCGAACTCAGCAACGCAGTCCACACGTCCGGCGATGCCCAAGTACTCAGAGTATAAAGGTAGTTCTTGTCCATATATATTTCCTATTCTAGAATCAAGGATTGGTTTCAATCGGTTAAATGAATCGATAACATTTGGCATAAATCCCTTCTTGTAGTCAGGATCATTGTTCAAATACTTCTCGCATATTAGGTGAACAGCAGTACCACGAGTAGATGCTCGGTATGAAATTTTATTTGCTTCCTCCTCACCAACTCGCTCGCGCCAAGCGCGGATACTATCTTCACTTAATATACTAAGAACACTAGTTACAGAAGGTAACTTGCGTCCATCAGGTGTATTATATAGTCTACTACCGTTTGATGACTCTGTAATCATATCAGAGTATCCAAGGTCAATAGGGGTATGGTTAAATGTCATCTATATCTTCAGAAGCGATAATGTCTCGCGGGTTTCTCAGTTTGGCATATGTTGAAGTATGTTTTTCAGACTTATACTCCCGCCTCGATTTAGACTCAAATTGGTCATAGTCTTCACGACGACGTTCCCGCTTCTTGGGAGACTGACCTTCTTCAAAGCGTTTAAACTTTGCCATTGCCTCGTTTTCCTTTAATCATTTCTTTTTCCAACATCTCCTTAGTCATGATGTATTCACGAACCAAAGAACTACGCACGATATCTTCCCATGTAAACTCAATCTGTTTAAATTTCTTCATATGATCAAGAATATTTAGAAACTTAATGATACCTTCTCTATCATTATTCTTAGTGAAGTCAGACTGGTAGTAGTCTCCACATAGAATAAACTTACAATTATCACCCACACGAGTAATGATACTATCGAGTTCGTGAAAGGTAAGATTCTGCATCTCGTCAACAACAATCACAGCATCACGCAAGGTAATACCACGAATATATGAAGTTGTCATGAACTCTAGGTTATCTTGAGCAACTAGTTTTTCATACGCACCCTTGTCATCAAACAACTCAGTTGCGATAGCAACATATGGTAGAACATATGCAAGTTCTTTTTCTTCTTGAGTTCCAGGTAAAAATCCAATATCCCTTGTTGGTACTACTGATCGAACCATGATGACTTTCTCATACTGAGTTTCTTTGTCCAGTACTGATTGTAGACCCATGTACATTCCGAGGAAAGTTTTACCTGAACCAGCAGAACCCGACAACACCAAGTGATTGTCTCGTTTATATGATTCAAACACAATACCTTGATTAGTGGTAAGGGGTTCGACTTTACGAAGATGCTCTAGTCGAAGTTTGGTAGGTTTCGCCTGAGATTGAAATAGTTGTTGTGTTTGTGCAGAAGGTTTCATTCTTATGTTTTAATGTTGTTTATTGTATATGTATCTTTAACTTTTGACAATACGTCTTTCCATCCGTTGTCTGTTTTACCCAAAGGACCAAGTGAACCCACATCAGAAACTATCATGGGCGCGCTCATAACAAACTCACTGTTCTGTTTAGCACACTTGGGGCAAACCAGATCAGATGAGTCATGTCTCGAGGACATTTTTTTAAATGCATCGAATACATAATTGCACTCGTTACATTTATAATTATACATTGGCATTATTCTGCATTCCTTTTACAAACCAGTCTGGTTGTTTTGTTTTCCACTTAGCCATATATGACTTCTCTTTTATATAATAGTTGCGGTAAGACGCAACTGAGTCGCCTGGAACTTTACAATAATCAGGCATTGCGGGTGGAGGTTGGGTGAAAGTGGTTTCTACAGAGATGCCGCGTGGGGCAATATATAGTTCAAACATAAGATCTTCAGACTTATGAGTTTTACCATATCGGCGAGTGTACTCTTTACAGAGATGACCCATCAATTCGTATAGATGTGTGTAATTTTGTTTGGATTGTCGTGCCCACACCGCAGAAGGATGGTTGATATGACTAGCACGATATAGAACCGTTTCGCGTTGGTCATCAAGCACATAAGAAGTTTGTTTGCGACCAGTCTTGCTTAGTCCGACTGATGCAGTACCATCGATAACACGATGTGCAGTGGAAAGGAGTTGAGCGTACTCTAAGATCATTTTAACAACATGTTTATCGCAATGTTGTTCAGCACATACTTTAGGGTCGTGAGAGAGATAGAAGATGTTCATAATATAAGATTTGTTGGTCTAGACATATTATACCATACATCTAGACCATTTGCAACTGTTAAGACCAGTTTAACTCCTCTATAGTAGAAAGTTGTTGTTTTATGTATTCACGTTTTTTCATCATTTTAAAAACCTTAGTTTGGTCGCCTTCCTTTTTAAGACGTTGGATATAGTGGGATAATTCGTTTGAATCTCGCTTTAATCTCTCAACCTGACTATGTGGCATAGGGTCTCCTATTAGCAAATTTTTATAAAACTACATAACGAAGTAACTTTCGGCTTTCTTAGGTTATTTCACGATAAGGGTTTGGTAAGCACTCTTGATCAATTGCTTGGTCAAGCACGGGTACAACTTCTTGAGTTGTTTATCTTTCATTGCGATAACTAAATCTGCTTCTCGCACATGAATGGATTCTAGTAAGTCGATGAATAGTTTTTCACGCCTTGTGGGTTGCAACTTTTCTCCTGGACCACCAGCAATAAAATATCGAAGTTTAGAACTAGATCTATGCAAGTTAGATGGGGTTAGGCCAATCGGAGTTTCTTTCTCGGGACGCTTGAATGGGGGTGATCCCAGTGGGATGATCCATGTAATACTATCATCCAGACCACCCTTGAGAATGTCGCGTAGTGCAAGGCAGTTATGCTTCTTGATCAACTCAAGACGCTCGTCTTTAGTCTTAGCATCCTGAACCATTTGAAGGATTTCTGATATTAACAGAAGTTTTGCCATTTTAGTAAAATTCCCCGATACACTCTATGAGCAGTTTACAACGTTTCTTGATGAGATAGTTCATCAACTTAGTTTTATGGGGTAGTTTGTACCCATTGTATGTATTTATAATTTTTTCTTTTAGGTCTTTTGGAGTTTCTTTAAGATCAATTAATTTAACATTCCGTTGATAATTACGGAACACATCCTCGGGCATAATGCTCTTGAGGTTCTCAGCATTAGCAACATACTCCTCCATCTTCTTTGCACTCAGGGGAGTTTGTCGAGAACCGTTAACGAATACATCATCGCCAGATAGTACGTTAGGCACACCATCACCTTTATCACCACGCAGTACATGCTCAAAGAAATAAGAGCGTGAGTTCTTTTCTTGAACAAACTTTTTCTGGATAGGAGAATATTGTTTAACATTACCATATGAATGTAGTTGGACAAAGTCTTTATCTGAGGATACGATCATCACTGGTTCATGATTACCGAACTCTTGTGTATTTTCAACCAATGTGCCGATAATATCATCTGCTTCGCACTGGTCTACTCGGATAACTTTGTAAGGAGAGTTTTCCACTAGTTCTTCACGAATATTACCAAGGACCTTAAAGATCATATCCCAATCCATGGCGGAAGATTCACGACTGGTCTTGCGAGATGCTTTGTAGTTGGGAAAATATGCACGACGCCAAGAGTTGGAACCGTCTGCCGCGATGACAATTTGTCCGAAGTCTTTTTTGAACTTCTTATTGTACATGCGGATGCTGTTAAGGATCATGTGGCGAATCATTTCTTCGTCACCTAGTTTCTGAACAATAATATTGCTCAGTGCGATTTGAGAGTAGTCAAGGATTATCATAAAGTCTATTATACACTAGTTCTAAACATAATGCAAGTACTACTTTGGTATATTTATTTCTGGCTCATTAACCCATAACTTTTTAACATGAGTCTTATGAATCTTACAGTTTATAATACCATTGTAGTAAGTATGGTCTAGGAGAGCATTGTTGGTAAATTGCTCAGAGGCTTCAAGGTAACTTGCTTCACCTTTACTGAGACAAAAATGCAAGATTTTCCGAGTGAAGTTTTCTTCCCCGAGTTCGGTAACATCCTTTTTCAACTCTTCCGAGGATGACCAGTATGTTTGCCAATCGCTTTCTACTTTGACCTTCTTCTTTTTACCTTTAACCACTTTAGTTCTACTGAACTTGGTTAACTTCTTACCAATGTATTTTCGACCATTCGTAAGGTTCGTAATTAGATAAACATATGCGACAAACTTATCTTCTATTTCTGTGACAGGTTCACCCTGATACAACCACATACTATCCTTCTAGCCCATTGCCAGTGGGTTGAGCAATGCGTTCAAGTGCTTTCTTAACTGCTTTCTTAGCATCGCTTGGTGCATAACCACCTTCTTCAATAAGAGCACGAGTTGCTTTCTTCTTAGACTTTTTCATCAATTTCTTTGCTTCCCATTGCTCTTTAAATTTGCTCATTCCCAATCTTCCTCAATGTCTAATTCATCTTCATCTCTGTTTTCAACATCAGCAACATCTCCACAGAACGGACAATGTAACGGGTCTTGATCTACTTCTTCTGGATCATATATTACCGTATAGTCTGCTCCACAATTATCACATTCTTTTGCTTTTCTTGTCATATGCTCATTTCTCCTAGTTCTTTTGTTAGTATATAGTTCTTAAATTCGGCGAATCCCCCGATAACTTCGCCATCAATTAAGATAAGTGGAACTGTTCGTGCAGCAGGATATTGTTGTTTCATATTTTGCATATTATCTGCGGATGAAACATCAATATTCTCATACACAATATTCTTAATCTCAGCAAGATTCTTTGCTTGGGTGCAAAATGGACACGGAGGTTGTGTCCGTGTGTACATTTGAACTTTCATTATTATAAACTCATTCCTACAAAGGTATTACTATCGACATCTTGTTTTACACCGCCAACTACATAAGAGCTTAGTTCAACTTCTTGGGGTGCAACTTGCACACTACCACCTGAAATCCAACGCTCTGTCCACGGTAAGGGGTTTGCTTGTGGTACTTGGTAAGGTGAAGCGTAACCTACGGTCTTCATCCTACGAGCACCTATCCATTCTATATAGTCGCAAAGAAGTTTCTCGTTTAGACCAATCATAGATCCGTCTTTAAACAAATATTTTGCCCATGACTTTTCTTGCTCAATTGCAGAAACAAACATACTAGTAACTTCTGCTTCTGTCTCAGCGCGAATAGCATCATAGTGTTTGTCGTCCTTAACCAAACTCTTGATAATAGAAGTACTTGCTGCAAGGTGTGTGTTTTCATCACGAGCGATAAACTTAATAATCTTTGCATTACCTTCCATCTTCTTGAGTTCAGCAAACGCCCAAGAGCAAGCAAACGACACATAGAAACGCACACCCTCTAAGATGTTAATAGACATCATGCAGAGGTATGTTTTCTTTTTCAACTCATATTCGTTGATTTCAATGGTCTTGCCGTTGACTGTATGCGTACCATAACCCAATAGCGACTGGTATTTAGAGTACTCTATAAGGTCATCATAGTAACGACTAATATCATCTGCACAGTTTACAATCTCATGTACATCCATGATACCATCAAACACCAGTGAAGGGTTTGAGTAAATATTGCGGATAATGTGCGTGTATGACCTAGAGTGAATAGTCTCAAAGAACGCCCATGTTGCAACCATTGTTTCAACTTCGGGTAATGATGTAATAGGCAATAATGCCAAGTTAGGGCTACGACCCTGGACCGAGTCTAGTAAAATTTGTCGTTTTAAATTACTAGTGAATATATGTTGTTCATGGTCATTAAGTGACTTAAAATCACTACGATCCTTAGATAGATCAACTTCTTGAGGCCTCCAGAAGAAACCCAATTGCTTATCTGTGATCTTCTCAAACTGAGGATACTTAACTATATCATACCGAGCGATATCTACACCGCCATCATGGAACATTTCAGACTCTAGATGGGATTTAGTTTTGCGTTGAAATACTGATGTCATATTTTATTATTATAGTAAAAGGAAACCCCCGATAAGGGGGTCTTGGTATGTTATTTAGTTAAAATCAAATCTTACAACTATCACAATCTTCTTCATCTGACTGAGCATCTGATATAGAGTCATCTGTTATGATAGGGTCATCTTTTTCTTCACCTGCACCATCGAACGTATTAAAATAGTACAACTGTTTTCCACCATACTTATAGAACATAACCAAGTGTTTGATCATCTCAGATAAAGGAACTTCATTGTTTTCGTAGTTCTCAGGATTATATGAAGTGTTTACCGAGATGCCCTGATCAATGTATTTTTGCAACACTGCACAAATCATCAAGTACCCTTCTGGAGACTTCTGATCCCATAACAAATCATACTTATTCTTAAGATGATGGATACCTGGAACAACCTGTGCCATTACCCCGTCTTTAGATTGTTTGTATGATACTAATGCGCGAACTGGTTCGATACCGTTCGTAGAGTTAGAGATCTGAGCAGAAGTTTCTGCAGGCATCAGAGCCATCAGCGTACTATTGCGGATACCTGTCGTCATTAACTGACCACGCAAGCCCACCCAGTCCATACGCAGATTAGGTGCAACTAATTCGTCAACATCGCGTTTGTATGTATCGATAGGGCATCTACCTGTTGCATATTTAGTTTCATGGTTCTTGGGAATAGTACCTCTTTCAACGGCAAGGTCTGCAGATGCTTTAATCAAGTAGTATGACCATGCTTCTGCATACTCGTCAACAATTGGTAATGCGTCTTTGTTGTACTTTAGTCCGCGTTTTGCGAGGAAGTATGCAAAGTTGATAATGCCAATTCCGAGAGGACGTCTTGCCTTTGTGCTTCGCTCAGCAGCAAGAACGGGATAGTCCTGGTAGTCGAGTAAGGCGTCGAGTGCGCGTACTGACAATTCACAGTATTTCTCGAATTCTCTTGGGTTGTTAATAAGACCCCAGTTGATTGCAGCAAGCGTGCAGAGACTAATTTCTCCATTTTGATCCTCAGAGTTGGTTAAAGGTTTGGTAGGAAGGTTGATTTCTGTACAAAGATTGGACATCTTAATTGGTGCAACTTTTGCATCAAATGCTCCGTGGTCGTTTGCGTGGTCTACATTCATTAAGTAGATACGACCTGTTTCTTTGCGTTCTTGAATAAATCCATTGAATACTTCAAGTGCAGACATTGTCTTTTTACGGATAGTAGGGTCCGCTTCATACTTGGTGTATAACTCTTTAAACTTTGCCTGATCTACATAAAACGCATCATATAGATCAGGCACATCGTGAGGAGAGAATAGTGTAATATTACCACCTGTTAGCAGGCGCTCATACATCGTTTTGTTAAACTGGAAAGCGTAGTCCAAACGACGTACACGGTTTTCCTCTGTGCCTTTGTTGTTCTTCAGTACTAGTAGGTCTTCCAACTCTAAGTGCCAAATTGGTAGGTAAACGGTAGCAGCACCACCACGGACACCACCTTGTGAACAACTTTTTACAGCAGCTTGAAATAACTTAAGAAAGGGGATAAGACCAGTGTGTACAACACTACCGTCACCAATAGATGAACCAACAGCGCGGATAGACCCTGCACCAATACCAATTCCAGCCTTCTTAGATATGTATCTAACAATGGAGGTAGAAGTAGAATTAATCGAGTCCAGTGAATCACCTGACTCAATAAGGACACAACTTGAAAACTGACGAGTACTGGTGCGAACACCAGCCATGATAGGAGTAGGTAAAGAGATGTAAAAATTCGAGACTGCATCATAAAAATCTTTGACCCATGTTAAACGCGATTTCTTACCTGTCGCGGGATAACTACCAAACAATGTCATCGCGATCATCATGTACAGAATCTGAGGAGTTTCGTATAGTTCTCTTGTAGAACGATTTTGTACTAGGTACTTACCACGGAACTGTTCCATACCAACAAATGTGAACATGTTATCGCGATCATGTTTAATATGAGAGTTTAGTTGTTCAATCTCAGACTCGGAGTATTTGTTTAGAATATCAGAGTCGTATACACCACGAGCAATATTGCTCTGGATAATTTTGCTTAGACTCCAAGGGTCGTATGAACCGTAGATGTCCTTACGGATTTTATAGTTAACCAAACGAGCGGCAACATATTGATAGTTTGGAGTATGTTCACTGATAAGTTCTGATGCAGATTTGATCAATAACTCATGAACACCATCGGTTTTCATACCGTCGTATATTTGGATGTTAGCACGAAGCTCAATCTCGCTGATTGATACTCCATTAATTTCATCTGTTGCCCACTCTAGTACTCTGTGAATCTTGTTGACATCGAATGATTCTTTGTCACCGTTGCGTTTTACGACGGTAATATTCTGCATTAATAAAACTCCATGTTAATTGTTTGATATCACTCATTATACTACATTTTAGGGATCATGGCAACCCCAATATCACTTTATTTCTGGTTCGTAGTATTCTTGATACCTAATGATAATGTTGCGTTGAATACTTATAAAATTTCGTATTTCAGAAAGTAAAATACTCAACTGTTGGTATCCAGTATCAGTCAAACCGAATACGACCGGATCTTCTCCAGATTCTTTTATCTTTTCTAGGGCGGCCTCATAATTATCAGGCGTAACTACAATCCACTGAATATTCTTAGGAGTTTCTAGAGGATCGGGGTGAGCAATGCGTAGTGGAGTCTTTTGCTCTGCTTTAGTTACTACGGTAATTGGTTCAACTGGGTCTCTAAAGAAAGATGCACAACCAGTAAGACTAGTTAGCAGAATTAACGATAGCAGGACATTCTTCATTAGTTTCACCTTCTTTTAGTTTAGAACCACTTGATAACTCTAGGCAACGCAGTGCCTTCATGGATGCGTTATTAATAATCTTTTCAACCAGCGCGGGTTTCTCAATAGCAAGTTTGCCTAGGTCGCGCGACTTACCACTTGAACTAGTGATGAACCTATCGCGAAGTGCATCAACATCTTTATTTTGAGCATTAACTTGTTCTGTAAGACCATCGCTGATTTTACGAATTTGCTCTTGCTCCTGTTTGATCTGTATCAACACTTCTTGCTGCATTTGAACTGCATTATTAAGTTGTCGACTATTCTCCTCACTTACCGCAAGGTCTGCTCTTAGTCCTGTTACATACCATATACCCGCAAAGGATAGAACTAGTATCGCTAGAACTGATAATATTTTTATCGTATTCATATATGAATTATACCATGTAAAAACCCTGCTGTAAAGACTTGTCAGAATACTATTTTTGTGTTATAATATTCATTGGTCCAGCAGGGTAGTAGCTACTAATTACAGTAGAGAGTTATATTATTCTTTAGGTTTCTTAGTATACTTAGTACCACCATGAGCACGTTTAAAGATATGATCGATATGGAACTTACTACGCTTATCCCACTTAGGTTTACCAGTAGGGTTCATATCGACACCACCACCCGAAACTGAGTTTGCTGGAGCTTCCTCTTCTACCGAAGTATCTTCTTTAAGGTTGTCAAGATGTTTGTTGAGAGCGATAGTTAGTTTAGAATTCTTTTTACCGTCAACATGCACTTCACGTTTGCCTGTATTGTTAAACTCAACACCTATATTATGTTTTGCTGGACTGCCGTGCGCTTTATGTATAGCAGCGTAAATAGAGTCTTCTTTACGCTTAAATCTCAGTGGAACATACACAGTAGTTTCTTCACCTAACATCTCACCGAAATTATCTTCGATAACTGACTCAAATGCTTCATAATCTTTAGACCTCAAAGATTTAGCATACTTAATATGACTAGGATTGCCCTTGAGCTGCTTACTTAGTTCAACTTCACCCTTATTCGTAAAGGTTTGTTTCTTATGATCCCAGTTTCCAGGAGTATCAGAAACATCAGAAGCGATATTCATGATTCGACCCTTGTCCTTTGAACTTATGCCGAATAATCCTTCACCAAGTTCAAGTTCTTCTTTTTGTGTCAATTTATCAAACTTGATAGAACGCTTTAAGTTCTTCTTAGTAGTTGCACTGTCGTTAGCATCATAAGCATCTGCTGCTTTATCATGTTCTTGGTTGGCGCGTTGTGATGCAGACTTACCTGCAATATAACGCTTTAGGTTTTTCATAACACCTGATTCAGTAGCAAACTCTCTACCCTTTAGTTTCACACCTGTCTTTGCCTGAACCATTTTCCAAGCATTCTTGAAGTCTTTCTTTTGGATAGCAGTTTGTAACGCAGTTTTCTCAGCAGGAGTTGCGTTCATGTAAAACTTGGCAAGTTCCATCATACCGATGTTACCATCATATGCTGCTTCTTGTACATACATAGGTATATACACAGATTCTTTAACTGCTTTGTCAGCCATATCAGCGCCAGCCCGCATACGATCATGTCTTTTCTTATCAGACTCGAGTTCTTTGCTGATAGCAAGGGCAGCTCGATCACTGTTAACACCTTCCTTTGGTACACAATTCGGAACTTTCTTACCGTTCTTCATCTTGTGCCCGACCATCTCGTAGTCTTTCCAGCAAGGGTCATCACCCTTCATCTCTTTTTCTTCTGTCATTTCAGACATCATGTAGTTATGTGCCGTGGTGATATAGTCTTCAGCAAGTGTAATTTTAGACTGTACCCATTCTGGTAAGTCTGTGTCTGGTTTTAACATACCGATAAGGTGTTCTGCATGGCGAACGACAGTCTTCAATTGACTGATCGCCATATCACCTTCGTAACCGTATTCGCCTTCGTCTTTAGCTTCTTGCATATATCCTTCTTCTACATTTGCACCAGCACGCCATTGGTAACATGACCAGTAACGAGGGGTAGTTTTATCATTTGCGTCAGCGCAATTATGTCTTGCTCTAAATGACGCACGTCTATCAGGGTCATCTCGTTTGATTTCCATATTGGGATCACCGAAACGAACCACAACCACATTTCCAGAAGAGTTCTTAACATATACACCAAACTTCTTCTTTTTCCCAGGAGTCCTGAATGGTTTATTTAGGGTAACTTCCTTACCCTGAAATTCAGACTCACTTATTAGTTCTGTTGAGGGAACATCAAAGTGTTCCTCGATATAGTCTTTTAAACACATATATGTATTACCTTATTATATGTTATCCACTAGTAGTACATCGAATGACACCGTGTATCTACCGCTTTTGGCGCGAGTGGTTACGCGAATATCGATGTCTGATTTTTCTGGTATTGGTAGTGGTATTATAAACTCGTAGTTATATGCCCCGCCAGTGCCCGAGAATTCAAATGTATGTCCTACTCTGAATGTGGTCTGCTCAAAATATCTAACAAACATAAATCCACTTGCATCTTTTTCATTTTCTGCAGAAGCATTGCCCTTCAACAGATATGCGGTCTTTCCTGCGGGTATGGTATAAACCCCCATCAGTGTTTGTCCAAGACCAGCAGTAATTCTAGCAACGGTGGTTCCGCCTGCGGCACCAGCTTCAATATCAATATCGCCGACATTAGAAGTACCTGTGTCGGTAACAAATGCTCTATTCACTCTGCGGAAAAGAGTAGTTCCAACTTGATCTGCTCCGGTAATTGTAATATTTTCTTGTACAACATTCCAATTACTATCAAGCCCTTGCACAGTAACAATCAAACCATTATCAGCAGCGTCATTGCGTTCTATATTCACAACTGCTGGAGTGTCCAGAGCAGCCCACGGGTAGATTGTATCATTTATATCCCACACAGACCCTGTAGTATCAATACTCATATTCGGAGCTGCGCCGAACTTGTGATTGAACGAATATCCAGAAATAATACCTTGAGCAACCTCTAGGTAGAAAGGCTTGTTTAATCCCACCGCTGAAGAACCAATGATAGTAGAATTTATATTTCCGCTTACTACCCAAGGATCAGTACCTTGTGTTACATTTACATCATCAATTATTGTATCTACTGTGATAGTTTGATTAGTAATATCAACTGGAAAGCGGTTTACCGTAGTAACAATATCACCATCTGAAATAATAGTAGTAGATATAGGATTTCCTATATCATTCTTAATATCAACTTCTGGAATAGATGATATATCAACGTTCCATGTGCCAGATTGAGTCGCCTCAACCGTACCATTAATTGGTATTGGATTTCCTTCATCATTGGCGATTTCTACAGTCGTTCCGACGTTGACATTACCAGTGATAGTAATGCTATCGGACCCCAATGTAACATGCATTGGATTATCGCTGTCGTATACGAAACCATCTTTATCTACAATAATTGTTGTTTCATGCATATCGTCATTGTTTGACTTATATGCTTGGTCGCTTACGCTGAATTGTGCCATTAGTATTTTACCTCAGGATCTGGAGAACTAAATTGTTTTTTGCGCATGATGGTTTTCATAACAACTTCAAGGTCTCCATCCCTTTGTTGCTTTACTATGAACGGTAGGTTAAGGTCGTTCTGAATATCTTTCAAAACTGCTTCATGACCTGTATGTTGTTTAACCTTAGCACCTTTGTCTTTAGCGATTTTCTTAAATAGGGCCTGTAGTTCTGCAATTTTAATGCAAGGAGTATTTCGTTTATCACTCATACGCTCACCAAAATGTTTGGTGAATTCTATATCTAGGTCGAATTTTTGTAGAAGCCTATCCCCAAACTTTTCTAAGTCGTCCAGTTGCTTTTGTGAAATAATATCACATGAATTCTCTACTGCTTCTTTAATATTTTTATTTCTTTGGGTATCGATCCACTTCTTGGCAACACCATTCTTAGGTTCTTCTTTGGACCATTTAGATAATTTCTTAAATACCGCAGTTGTCTGAGGACCGAAAGATGTTCCTTCAGAATTATCTACAATGTAAAAATTGTTTCCGAATGCGTTTTGAAATTTGCCTAGATTGCTCTGGACATCTTTCCAAAATTGAGTAGCAAGTTTTTCTGGGACAGATCTATCTCTCTTAGCATTTCTTGCTAGTGCAGTTTCTAAACCTGTGTTGACAAACACCATTGCTGCGTCATAACCCTTTAGTGCAAGGTTTGCTCGCATCTTCATGATTTTGTCGTATTCTCTACCAGTGCCATCTATCAACAATCCGAGGCGACCCAATACTGCGAGTTCTGCTTTCTTACCAATTGTAGCAGTAGCTACATCTCTAACAGAATTTCTTCGTTCAGATTCACTATCTGGCATCTTTAGGTCTAGACCAGACTTGCGCATCATGTGCTCAAACGCATCGTCTGAGTTAATAGTAACGAAACCAAGTGCTTTAAATCCGGTTTGCTTCGCGATAAACGACTTTCCACTACCAGGACCACCCGCTAGGAAAACTACCTTAAAGATAGATGGATCATTAACACCTTCTTCAAGATATGATAGAAAATTTGCGATCATCTTACAATATTTCCTGTAGAGATGTATATATGCTGTTTAGTTGATACATGATCAACTTGGTAAATGTTTGCTCCAAATACAGAACCAACTGGAGCAGTTGATTCTTTTACATTTACAGTAGACCCCGCCTTAGCGATAACTTCACCTGTCTTTGGTGACTGAATGTCGTCCAACAAAATGTATGAACCTTTACGCAGTTCACCAGTAGACTCGGTTAACCAAGTATTATTTTCTAAGAGTGTATTACCAAATTCAAAATCTAAACCATTATCTTTAGAGTATTTCTCAAGCAGAGACTTTACACTATTGTCATTCATACCAGTTTCTTCCTTAATCAACCAAATTGCCGCAGCCCATGATGCAAGTGTACTCTTACCTACTAGGGGAACTTTATTGAGCAAGCGCTTTAGGTTATACACTAGTCTATGAAACATAGTGTATGCCGACTTCTCTTCATTTGTAGTTAGTTCAGCAACCTTTTTCGTAGGTTTACCATCTTTGTCTATGATACCCAACTTAAACGCTTTGGTGTCTGTCCAACGAGTGACCAACAATTTAATAAATCTAAAGGTATAGAATACATCTGCACCTCTTTGTAGAATTCCCATGTTTATAATTTCCTTAACACATTAACGATAGTAGGGTCTAGTGGAGTAGAAACCATTTCAGTCTCTGGTAGATAATGCAAGTATACTAAGAAAGTCTTAATCGCAGGCCAATAGTTCTTGTCCAATTTATATTTCATCATCTTATTACAGTTCGATATTCCAAAAACATTATACAACACTATGATGTGATTTAGTATAAGTCGATACTGTAAGTCGTCATGTTCATCATAACGCCTTAATAAACGCTTTAGGTACTTAAACCTATTAAGATCATCATAGAACTCACTCAAATCTGTACACTGGGTATTATCATAACACCTCGCGGCAAATAGAGTGAAGTTCTCTTCGTTCAATACCTCAAATAAATCTGACATTCATTTCCCATTTTATAGTTTTTATATAAACTACTTATATGGGATTTGCTTAGATTTTCTTTAATGACTCAACCATGCTTTTATTAAAATCAGGTTTCTTTGCATTTTTTGATGCATGTTCTAACTGAACAGCAAATACTTTTGCTTGGCGCACTTCAGTGAATGACTTGTATACTTGCTCACCCAATAATACATTGGTCTTGCCATATAGTCCTGGCTTAACAGAAACCCTCTTGTTTTCTTTAACAAATGATACTTCAAACTTAGAAGAGTCAAATTCAAACTCTGCTTGTTCAGCAACATATGTCTGCTCTACTGCAGATATAAACGCTTGCACTTTATCTTCTGTAATATCAGAAGGAACCCATGCAAGAGTTTTGTCAACACGAACAAACTTCTCACCAGACGAAATCTGAGCAAGTGCTTCTTTGATAGAATTGCGTTCTTTATAACTGATCATGATACTCTTCTTATTTTGGTTGAGTTGCTTGTGATTTTACTGCAACTTCGGGTTTAGCGGCGACAATCTTCTGACCATCAACTTCAGCAGTTCCAATACCCTTGGTTGTAGGTGGAGTTGCCTTCTTAGTTGCCTCGTGGTGCTTAGGATCTTCTGGAGTCATGTCGGTAATTTCAATGTCATGAGTATCGATGAAATCCATTTCACCATCAGATAGGGTATCACCCATTTCTTCCGCTTCTGCTGGTTCTGGGCCGTCAGTACCAACATGTTTCTTTTCATCAAGACCAGCTATGATACTATCGACTTCATCTTGTGAGAATCCATTCTCTAACAAGTCTTGTGCGAATTCTTCTATCTCAATATCTTCATAAGTTTTTTTCATACCTTGTTTAGCAAGGTGTTTTGCTGCAGAAGGACCGTATCCAGATTTCCCTGGAGTGGCGATTTTCCTAGTAGAGTATGGAGGATCAAATGGAGGTTTCTCGGTATCTCTTACGACTTTTCCACCGACTTTTTTCTCATCACTTCGTAGCTCCATCTTTCTGGGGGCATCTTCG